TCGCATATAATGTAACCAGTGAAAAAGGCGAGTAAGGTTGGCTCGTCTTTTTTCGTGTGTGCCAAACGGCTGACCACATATTGCCTTTCCTTATGACACTGCACACAGGCTCGATAAAATCCTTTCTAGTATGGTCAGCCTTTTGAGGGAGACTAACATGGATGACGATGTAATTGATATCAGTACAATGAGCAAACGTGAAGCAAGAGAGCACTTACGCAGACTGGCAGACTACTCGTCATGTCCGTGTACTTTATGCGTGGCAATCTGCGACAGACCGGAGAAGGTGGCAACGTGCGAAGCATATCAGCTTTGGTTATGGGAAAGGATGAAGCATCGTGCAAAAGTGGAGTGAGTTCTTCTACAAGAGCAAGACATGGCAACACACAAGAGAGTATGTCATGAAGCGTGACCACTATCTTTGCCAAGACTGTCTAGCAAAAGGCATACAGACACCAGCCGAGGAAGTTCATCACATCATTCCACTACAGCCGGAGAACATCACAGACCCAAGCATCACACTCAACGAAGAGAATCTCATCAGTCTTTGCAGAGAATGTCACAGGGCAAGACACGGAGCGAGAGAACGCAGATACACTGTGGATGAGTTCGGAAGAGTCACCACCAAATAGATCCCCCCTATTGTGGAAAACTACCTATAGGGCATGGAGACCGAGCGGTGGACTAAGATTTTCCTCTGTCTTGGTGGGATTTGAAAGGAAATGAACGGAAATGGACAACTATATTCTGACTTACTATCAGCAAATCAAAGATGGTTCGGTGGTAGTGGGCGAGTATGTCCGAATGGTCTATGAATACTTGGTGAAAGGACTGGATGACGGTCTTTTTTTCTTCGACCAAAAGAAAGCGAACAAGGCTATCCGGTTCATTGAGACGAAATGCCATCACACTGAAGGTAAACTCGCACCGAAGTGCTTCAAACTGGAGATATGGCAGAAAGCATTCGTGTCAGCAATCTTCGGCATTGTGGATAAGGATGGTCTTCGCCAGTTCCGTGAAATCGTACTGGTAGAAGCACGAAAGAATGGAAAGTCGCTGCTTGGTGCTTCGCTTGCAGAATACGCTCTGTTTGCTGATGGTGAATATGGTGCGAGAGGTTTCTGCGTTGCTCCTAAACTGGATCAAGCCGACATTATCTATGACACGTTTTGGCAGTCGGTCTCACTGGACAACGATTTGAAACACAAAGCCAAACACAGGAAGTCAGACATCTATATTGCCGAGACCAATTCTTCCATGAAGAAGATTGCTTTCAACGCAAAGAAGTCTGACGGTTTCAATCCGAGCATCTGCATCTGTGACGAGTTCTCGTCATGGTCACCGGAGCAAGGCTTGAAGCAGTACGAAGTCATGAAGTCAGCAATGGGAGCAAGAGAGCAGCCGTTAATGCTTGCTATATCCACAGCAGGATATATCAATGACGGCATCTATGATGAACTGATGAAACGCTCTACACGCTTCCTGAAGGGTGACTCAAAAGAGACAAGGCTTCTGCCGATGCTCTACATGATTGACGATGTGGACAAGTGGAACGATATCAACGAGTTACGGAAATCAAATCCGAATCTTGGTGTATCGGTCAAAGTGGATTATCTACTGGAAGAGATTGCCATTGCAGAAGGATCTATGTCCAAAAAGGCAGAGTTCCTCACGAAATACTGCAACATCAAACAGAACTCTTCTGTGGCATGGCTTGAGACCAAGACAGTAGAAAAAGCCTGTGGTGAACATTTAGACCTAAATGATTTCCGAGAAAACTACTGCACCATTGGCATAGACTTGTCGCAGACTATCGACCTGACATCGGTGTCTGTTGTTATCGAGAAGAACGAAACACTGTATGTCATCAATCAATTCTTCATGCCGTCAGAAAAGATAGAAGAAGCCACAGCACGAGAAGGACTTCCATATCAGATATATGTTCAACGTGGTCTAGTCACACCCAGTGGTGAAAACTTCGTTGACTATAAAGATGTGTTCAACTACATCCGAAACCTAATCGAACAGTATCAGATACTGCCGTTAGTCATCGGATACGATAGATATTCTTCGCAGTACTTGATTCAAGAATTAGAGCAGTACGGTGCGAAGTGTGATGATGTTTTCCAAGGGGAAAATCTTTCGCCAATCATTTCAGAGATGGAAGGAATGATGAAGGACGGAAAGATTCAGATTGGTGACAACGATGTGCTGAAGATGCATCTGCTCAATTCAGCTTTGAAACGAAATGTAGAGACTGGACGCAAGCGACTCGTCAAAGTCAATCCCTCACTTCACATTGACGGCTGTGCCTCTTTAATCGACAGTTTGACCGTGAGATCGAAGTGGTACAGCGAAATTGGCGAACAGTTAAAAAACAGGAGGTAGACATGGGTCTCTTTGATTTGATATTTAAGCCGAAAGAGGTGGAACGTGCGAGAGAAGCACATGAATACTTCCGTACTCTGACGGCTTACAGACCGCACTTCACAACATGGCACGGCTCTATCTATGAGTCTGATCTAGTGCGAAGTGCGATTGATGCGAGAGCAAGACATATTTCTAAATTGAAGGTGGAACTGCATGGAGCAGGAAAACCGAAACTGCAGACAAGGCTAAGGCTTCAGCCGAATAACTGGCAGACATGGTCATCCTTCTTATACCGCTGCTCTGTGATTTTGGACTGTCAGAATACACTCGTGATTTGCCCAGTGTACGACAGTTACATGGAAGTGGTCGGATACTATCCGATTCTTCCGAAACGGTGCGAAGTGGTCGAGTATGAAGGAGAACCTTGGCTCCGGTTCAAATTTCATGACGGAAGAGTGGCATCGGACAAATTCTCAAATTGTATCGTGTTGACAAAATTCCAGTATGATTCCGATTTCTTCGGAGCATCAAACAGTGCACTTGAGCCGACAATGAAACTGATTCATGTACAAAACCAAGGCATTGAGGAAGCCGTCAAGAATGGTGCTACATTCAGATTCATGGCTAGAGTCAATAACTTCTCATTACCGGATGACCTTGCAAAAGAACGGAAGAGATTCAACGAGAATAATCTTAAGGCTGACGATGACGGCGGTCTTCTTTTATTTCCGAATACCTATTCCGACATCAAACAGATTGATTCCAAGCCATACACTGTATCCGATGCTGAGAACAATAACATCAGGACATCCGTTTACAACTATTTCGCAGTCAATGAGGACATTTTGCAGTCAAAAGCGTTTGGTGATTCTTGGAGTGCTTTCTATGAGTCAGTTATTGAACAGTTTGCTATACAGTTCTCTGAAGCCATGACAAAGACCATCTTCACCGACAAGGAGAGACAACAAGGCTCTTTCGTAATGGCAACGTCAAACAGACTGCAGTACATGAGCACGCAGGAGAAGCTGAACGTATCCAGTCAGATGGCTGACCGTGGCATTCTGTCTATCAACGAGATCCGTGACATATGGAATCTGCCACCGTTAGAGAATGGAGATGTGCGAATTATCCGAGGTGAATATTACAAGGCAACAAGTAAACTTGATGACCTTGCGGAAGGAGAAGACAATGCCGATCAAGAAGGATAGAGAATATAGAAACTTGGGCGAGTTTGGCACAAGTGATGACTACATGGTTGAAGGATACGCTTCAACATTTGAACCATACGAAATGTTTGAGCAGGACGGAGTCAAGTATTACGAACAGATTGACCGTCATGCATTCGATGATGCTGATATGTCCGATGTGGTGTTCTTGAGAGACCACACAGGAAGGGTTCTCGCAAGGACGAAGAACAATTCGGTCGAATTATCAATCGATGACCATGGACTGCATCAGCGGACAAATTTGGGTCTCACAGGGGCATCTAAAGAAATGTACGAAGACATCGCAACTGGTAACTATCAGCAGATGTCTTTTTCTTTCGTTGTCGCTGAAGACGAATATGACCGACAGACACACACTAGGATCGTAAAACGTGTGTCCAAGGTCTTTGACATCAGTGCAGTGAGTTTCCCCGCAAACCCATTTACCGAGATAGGGGTATCTGCTCGTGACTACTTCAACGGAGTGATTGAAGCGGAGAAAGCGGAGCGACTGGAATGCGAACGCAGAGAAAAGGCGAGGAAAGCACTAATGCTGAAGGTCAAGATTATGAGAGGAGTTTCTGATGGAAATTAAAGAAATGAGACACGCTGACATCGAAGAGAGACTGTCTGCCATTCAGACGGAACTCGCTGATGAAAATGCCGATGTCGAAGCACTTTCTGCAGAGGTCGATGAACTGCAGGAACGTGACAATGCTCTGAAAGCCGAAGCTGAAGAGAAGCGTTCTGTGATGGAGAAGGTCGCACAGATGAACGCAACAGTCATCGAAGAGAGAAAAGAGGAGAAGGAAATGAACACAGAAGTAAGAAAGGCTGAAATGGTTGATGCTCTTGCTGAATACATCAAGGGAACTGCCACACCTGAACAGAGAGCACTGCTCAAGACCACAAATGCATCCGGCACTGTAAAAGTCAGCGACATCGTTGATGATTACATTTGGACTGACTGGGAGAAGTCCAGCATCCTGTCGAGAATCCGCAAGGTCTATGTCAAGGGCAACTACTCTGTACAGTATGAAGCATCCGCTACTGGTGCTGTTAAGCACACAGAAGGTGCTGATGCTCCGACAGAAGAGACTCTGACACTGGGTACAATCAATTTCATCGCACAGTACTACAAGAAGTGGATTCGTGTTTCTGACTCTGTACTGGCACTCCGTGGCGAAGAATTCATGGACTATCTGATGGACGAGTTCGGACATCAGCTTGCTCTTGCTCTTGAGAATGCAGTTGTCGCAGAAATCACAGCATCCACACTGACTGCAGCAGTCACAAATCCGATTGACAATACTGCAGCAATGGCTGGCTTCGCTGCTCTGTCTGACGAAGCAGCCAATCCTGTTGTTATCCTGTCCAAGCAGACCTATGCAAACATCATGAACGAAAGAGCCACCACTGGTGGAAAGATTGAAGATCCGTTCAACGGCATGGAAGTTCTGTTCAATTCCACAGTTACCGGAATGCTTGTCGGTGACCTCGATGGTGTTGTCGCAAACTTCCCTGAAGGCGAAGACTTTAAGTTCATCGTTGATACCACATCACTGGCTGAACAGGATCTCGTCAAGATTGTCGGCAAAGTCATGGCTGACATTCACCTCGTTCGTCCGAACGGCTTCGCTAAAGTCACCGCTGCGTGATGAAAGCGAAAGTATTAAAAGACTGCTATATCGAAGTTAAGGCAGGACAGATAGTCGAAGTATCTGAAAAGAGTTTCGCACTGGCTGAAAAACTTGGCTTCGTGCAGTTCGTTGTAGAAGAAAAACCGAAGAAGAAGTCTAGCAAATAGGCTTCTTCTTTTTGAGGAAGGAGCAAACCATGGATCAGACACTGGATAAAGTAAAAACCGCAATGCGAATCGTGACATCTGATTTCGATGAAGAACTGACAGACCTTATTTCCGCAGGACTGGCAGACCTTGGCATTGCAGGAGTGGATGGAGAACTGGCAGTCATTACAAATTCACTCGTCAGACAGGCAGTCATTACCTACTGCAAAATGCACTTCGGTGAGCCGGACGAATACGAACGGCTGAAGACTTCCTATGACGAGCAGAAGGCACAGTTATCCATGCACACTGGCTATACCGTGTGGGGTTTGAATGGATAGATCAACACCGATTTATCTGATTGATAAATCCTACACGCAGAACGCAGACGGTGTCATGATTGCTACCGAAACAAAGCGGAAAGTGTTCGCAAATGTGGGCAGTGTTTCGGCGGCTGAATGGTTTGAAGGTGGAAGGAACGGTCTTAATCCGCAGTACCGAATGACTATGTTTGCTTATGACTATCACAAGGAGCAAGTCATTGAGTTCAACGGAACTAGGTACACAGTTTACAGAACATACTTCGGTAGGAATGACACTATCGAATTGTATGTCGAGTTAAGAAAGGGAAATGCTAATGCCGTGGGCGAAGGTTAAAGGCGGTGAATTTGCATTCGCTGTCGGTCAGGCTCTTCGTGAGTATTCTGACGATGTTGCCAAGGCTTGTGCTGTGTGTGCTGAAGAAACTGCCAGTGATATTGTTGACGAATTAAAAACGTACAACGTAGGCAAGAATACAGGACACACATGGAAGAAGTTTCCAAGAGCATGGACATACACGATGAGACAGATGTCATGGGGAGAAGTGCGTGGCACTGTTCACCTCAAGAAGCCATCTTATCGTATTGGTCATCTGTTGGAGTTCGGTCATGCCGTTAGAAACGGTGGTAGGACTCCGATCAAGTCTGGCAAGAAGACCGATGTAAAGGGTGACCATTTCATCGAGCCGATTGCATTGAAGTATGAAGAAATCTACACGAAGAAGATGGAAGACATGATAGGAGCAGTGGTATGAGAAACAGAGATGTTGTAACAATGCTGACACAGACAGGTCTTCCGTTTACTTACTGGTCATTCCCTGAAAAAGAAGCACCTTCCCTTCCTTACATCATTTTCTTCTACGGCCGGAGCGACAATTTCCCTGCTGATGACAAAGTTTATCAGCGGATTGATTCGCTCTCTATTGAACTTTATACAGAAAACAAATCCTTTGAAACCGAGGAAAACCTCGAAGCCGTACTCGATGATTATGGATTTGTTTGGGATAAGACAGAAACATACCTCAATACAGAACATATGTATGAGGTGATTTATGAAATGGAGATAGTAATCGATGGCTAATAAAATCAAATATGGCATTCGGTCAATCTATTACGCAGTAGCTACGGATGACGGAAACGGCACTCTCACATATGCCACACCTGTTCCGATCCGTGGTGCGGTAAATCTGTCACTGGATCAGTCCTCTGAACAGAACATCTTCTATGCCGATGACATTGCGTATTTCACATCGGATGCCAACAACGGCTACACAGGAACACTGGAAGTCGCTCTGCTGCCGGACTCCTTCCGCAAGGATGTACTGGGTGAAACAGAGCAGACAGGATTGTTCTTTGAATATGCGGACAGACCGACAGTAGAATTCGCACTGCTGTTTGAATTTCAGGGCGATGAGAGTGCCACAAGGCATGCTCTTTACAGATGCACTGCATCTCGTCCGAACGTGTCCGGTGAAACGAAGGAAACAACGATTACACCGCAGACCGAGACAATCAACATCACTGCTATGCCGAGAATCAATGACCATCTCGTCAAAGGCAGATGCAACAGCACGGCGACTGACTATGGCACATGGTTCAGTGCCGTGAAAGAACCGTAATAACTGAAAGGATAAATCATGAAGAGAACAATCGAAATTGACGGAAAAGAAATAACCTTCAAGGCAACCGCACGGACTCCGTTGCTCTATAAGCAGTGGATCGGCAGAGACCTGTTTCTTGATATTCAGCACATTCAGACCGACAAGGAATCCGCACTGGATGTCCTTGGAGACCTTGCCTATGTCATGGCAAGACAGGCAGACCCATCCATCGGAGACATTGACGAGTGGTTTGACCAGTTCGGTATGTTCTCTATCTACATGGCACTTCCGCAGTTGCAGGATATGTGGTCTGCGGAGATGTCTTCTTCAGTTGAAGCGAAAAAAAAAGCAAGCGGACGGAAAGGGAGCTGACTACGGCTCTCTTTCTTCTGCGTTGTTATCAGAACAATATTCCCATGTCTGACCTTGATGCGTTGGATGTGGGATTTGTTTTCGATATGTTTACCGAAAGTGCGAACGATTCATATGAGTATGACATCGTAGCAACACAGGAAGATTTCGATAGATTCTAACAGGGGGTATCATGGCAGGAAGAATCAAAGGCATTACCATTGAAATTGATGGTAATACAACTCAATTACAAAAAAGCCTAAAAGATGTAGACAAGTCTTTGCGTGATACTCAAAAGTCACTTAAAGATGTAGATAAATTGCTTAAACTCGATCCGAGCAACACCGAACTGTTACGGCAGAAGCAGGATCTGTTAGCCAAAGCAATAAATGATACAAAGTCACGGCTCGACAAACTCAAAGAAGCACAGAGACAGATGGATGCCAACGGAATCGATAAGAATTCCGAGCAGTACCAAGCACTTCAGCGAGAAATCATCGCATGCGAACAGGCTTTGGAAGGATATCAGAAGCAAGTCAATGCTTTGAATCCGAGCATCCAGTCTTTCGGTGTGAAGATGGGCGAACTGTCTGAAAAGACGAGAGGACTGTCCACCGCTGCTTCCGGTCTTGGTGTGGCTATGTTGGGCATGGCATACAAGGCAGGAACATCAGCGGACGATTTGCTGACTCTTTCAAGGAACACTGGCATTTCCATCGAGGAACTGCAAAAGATGCAGTATGCATCCGACCTTGTTGATGTCTCGATGGATCAGATGACCGGAAGTCTGACCAAGATGGTCAAACAGATGGCGAGTGGCAATGATGCTTTTGAGACACTGGGTGTCAGTATCACCGATGCGGATGGCAATATGCGTGATGCAACGGATGTATGGTACGAATCCCTTCAGGCTCTGTCACAGGTCGAGAACGGAACACTCCGTGACCAGTTAGCCATGGAGTTATTCGGCAAATCTGCGATGGATCTAAGTGGCATTGTCGATGACGGTGGTGAAGCACTCCGAGCATACGGACAAGAAGCTGAAGACATGGGTCTTATCCTGTCTGAAGATTCCGTATCTGCTGCGGGTGAGTTCAATGATGCACTGGATAAGCTGAAAGCCACTGCTCAACAGAGTTTCTTTGAAGCAGGAGCAGCACTAGCAGAGTCACTCTTGCCGATGCTCGAAACACTGGTGCAGAAGGTTTCTGAAGTGCTGACATGGTTTGCATCCTTGGATGGAAATACACAGATGCTGATTCTGACCATTGTCGGTCTTGTGGCTGCTATCAGTCCAATCGCAGGACTTATCTCCGGTATCGTCACGATAGGCGGTGCACTGGCAGCGGTAACGGCACCAATGGCTGCGACCTTCATGGGGATTGTGGCTGCGGTTGGTGCGGTCATTGCCGTGGGCACGGTTTTATATCAAAACTGGGACACCATAAAGCAGAAAGGTGCGGAGCTGTGGAGTTCTATCACTTCCACATGGGAAGGTATAAAGACCACCATCAGCAATGCGATTGAAGGAGCAAAGAACGCAGTCAGCAATGCGATTGAAGCCATCAAAGGCTTGTTTAACTTTCAGATTACATGGCCACACATTCCGCTTCCACATTTCAGTGTGAGCGGTTCAGCAAATCCACTTGACTGGCTGAAGGGCGGTCTTCCGAGCATTTCGGTTGACTGGTACGCAAAAGCACAGAATCAGCCGTACTTATTCAACCAGCCGAGCATCATCGGTGTCGGTGATGTTCCTGAAATCGTGGTCGGTGCTGATTACTTCAAGAACATGACGGCAGGAAAGACAATCAATATGCCGATCAGCGTGACGGTCGAGGGCAGCGTGTCCGATCCTGAAGGATTCGCAGATGCCATTGCCGACAGAATCAATGACAAGGTTTTACAAAAGATAGGAGCATTCCGATGAGAACTTTGACATACGCAGGAAAAGATTTTTCCGAGTTCAGTTGCTGGTGGGATGGTTCACAGGTATTCGAGAAACCTGCGAAGATCGCACAGAACTATCAGATTCCGTTCCGAAACGGTGACCTCATCAGGTCGACCGAAGCCTTTGAAAATGTGCCAATTCGGTTCAACTGTTTCATCAAAGAGAACTACGAAGAAAACTATTCCGAACTGGTGAACTTCCTGAACTCGTTCGACACATATCAGAGACTGGAAACATCAGCAGAGCCGAGCATCTACAGAATGGCTTTCCTTCATGCGGTTATTGAACCGGAGACAGGGCAGTTCTTGAAGGACGGACAGTTTACCATCGTCTTTGACTGCATGCCCCAAGAATGGCTGAAAAGCGGTGAAGAAGAATTCTCAATAGACATGCAGACTAATTCCTATGCAGGGAATCCTGTGACCTATGAAGACGTATTCGGTGATTCTGTTGTGGATTCTCTTATGGTTGAGTTTGAACCACAACAGGATTTGCACGGCTACGATTATCCGTGGGCAGGTGGTGCAGGCAAAAACAAGATTGACTGTGCAATGCTTGCGACCGTGACAAACAAGGGTGTCACGATGTATTCCGACCAGTATGGAAGGGTATATTTAGACGGAACTGCCACAGCAGACGGCAGTTTTACGTTGGCAACTAATTTTGTATTACCGAGCGGTAGTTATTATCTGAACGGCTTGGCTGATGGTGCAGGGTTTGACAGTTTTTATTACTCCATGTCAAGCGGTGGAGCAATTATTGCATACGGAAGCAATGACGAAACACAGTTAAACGGTGGTACATATAGCCTTTATCTTAATTTTGTTAGTGGACAGGTGTTCAACAATACAGTCTTTGCACCGATGATTCGTAAAGTAGGGCAAGAGCCGTATTTTGAACCTTATTCCAACATCTGCCATATCACAGGACATACATCCGCAACGGTGGCTAGGACAGGAAAAAATCTGTTACCTTATCCATATAGCAACGCAAGCGGAACACGAAACGGAGTGATGTTTGATGTGAATAGTGATGGCACGATTCATATATATGGCACAGCAACGGCACAGACGGTCTTTTATCTCAAGCCAAGTTTTGAAATGAAAGCAGGAACGTACATTGTAAGTGGCGAAGAAGGTGGGGCAACAAACACATACAGTTATAGAATATATGACACAAACGGAACAATCGGGTATGCAAGAGGTGAAGATTATACTTTCACGCTTGATGAAGACAAAGCAATCAGTATGTCAATTTATATCTATAACGGCTGTACGCTTGATAGAGTGTTTACGCCTATGATCCGTTCAGCTTCTGAAACAGATGCCACCTACGAACCATACCAAGGGCAGACATACACCACTTCCCTTGGGCAGACTGTATACGGTGGTTCGCTTGATCTAGTGACAGGGGTGCTGACGGTGGACACGGTTTCAAAATCAATCGGCAGTTTCAACTGGACTGACAGAATCAGCAACCAAAACAGAGTATATGCAACAGTGACTAGTATGTTCGGTGAAGATAACAGACCATATTATTATCCAACTGAAGCTGAGATGCTTGCGGATGGAAAAAACCGATGCGACAAGATGCCAGTAGAAAACACAAGTCAGACCGCAACTCGTCCTTCCGTTACAATCGGAGTTGTAAACGGCTACTTCTATATCAACGGTGTAACGCATATCAGCGGAGTGACGAATAAAACAACGCTTAACACATGGTTGGACAATAACCCTCTACAAGTTACATACAAACTTGCTACACCGCAGACCATCCAACTGACATCACAGCAGATAAGCCTGTTACAAGGCACAAATATTTTCAGCTCTGATGTTTCTGATGTGGCAATCATAATCACGGAAGGAACAACACTGACAAACCCGTCCTACATGAAAGCAAGACCGCTGATTATTCTGAACGGAAGCGGAACAGGGTCGGTCATGCTGAACGGTGAGGAAGTGGTATATATTGGCACTGCACCTTCAAACGTACCGCTTTATATTGACTGCGAAACGATGGACTGCTATTCAATCGTAAACGGTGAAACGGTAAACGAAAACAGGCACGTTACACTTCCAGAGGGATATATTGAACTTCAGAAGGGTGACAATCGTTTTACGGCAAGCGGAAATCTTGAACCGACAATGATACCAAGGTGGTGGCGGTTATGATTCCACAGATTTTTGCTATTGATGGCTCGTTCCCTTGGTGGAACTATATTGATATTCCGAACTATGCCGAAGGTAGACTCACAGGATGCACTAAAGCGACCGTCAGAGAGGTTCTGAATGGCGAATTTGTGGCAAGCCTTACGATTCCATATGATGCCCTTTATGCTTCTCAAATAAGCCGTAACAGCCTTATAACGCTACGTTGTAACGAGTACCAAAGACCGCAGATATTCCGTATGTCAAAAATCGGCAAGACGATGGCAAACGGTTTAGTCAATGTTTCGCTGAATCATATTTCATATGATTTAAACAAGGCAATTTTAAGACCGTTCACCGTAACAGGCACAAGCGGTTTGAGCGTTGCACTGGCACAATATCAGATGGTAGAAATGCCGTTCATTTTCTACACAGATATTCAGAGCAATGTCGGAACAATCACGATAGATAAACCGACACCGTACCGTCAAATCCTTGGCGGTATGGAAGGCAGTATTCTTGATACATGGCATGGCGAATATGAATGGGATAACACTGCGGTATGGCTTAATGGAAGCCGTGGAGAAGACAGAGGAATCATTATCCAAGACGGCAAGAACCTACTGGACTATTCACAGGAAGATTCCGTTCTTGATACCTACTCATATGCTGTCGGATATTGGGAAAAGGATGGAGTCTGTGTATATTCCGATGTTCAGAACGTAAGCAATCCGTATGTATATAACCAAGGCATTGCGGTGGACTTCTCGCAGGACTGGAACGAACAGCCGACACAGGCAATGCTCAATAACCGCACACGCTACTACATTAACAACATGCACCCTGAACAGTTCAGACCGAACCAGTCAATCACGGTTGACTTTAAAACGCTGAAGAAGATGAAGCAGTTTGAAATGCTCGCCAATCTTGAAAACATCCAGTTAGGTGACACGGTCAGAGTCATAAACAAACACATGGGTGTGGATATGACCGCAAGGGTCATTGAATATGAATGGGATGTACTTGCAGACGAGTATAGCAAGGTAACAATCGGAAACTTCAGACCGACACTTGTCACTACAATCGCAGATTTAATCAAAGCCGTTAGATGACGGCTTTTTATTATGAAAGGAGAAGACAATGACTTCCTACAATGAATTTAAAGCACGTTATCTTGGACGGTATGTGGATGTTGACGGATTTCCAAGGCATCAGCCGTATCAATGCTGGGATCTCGTCAGCGGTGTTTATTTCCCATACATCGGCGGTCACACGATTCACTGTGGTGTGAGCGGATATGTCAAGGACATCGCCAATCAGAGGGCAACAAACGGAATCTTAGATTTTTGTACGGACATCGGACTCAATGCCGAGCTGCAAGCCGGAGATATCTGTGTGTGGGGTGAGTGTTCAGAGACACCATACTCCCACATTGCGATCTATGATTCCGACAATGGGCAGAACGCAGTGTACTTCCTTGGGCAGAATCAGCCAGTGCCGTATGTCAACATTTCTCGCATCGGAGTGGGTGGAGTTATTGGAGTCTTCAGACCGAAGATTTTTGAAGGACAGAAGCCGACACCGAGTCATGATGCAGACCAAGTCCTTTCCATCGGTTCAAAGGTAGTCTCAAACGGCTTCTATGTTGAGCGTTTGGACTATGTCAATGATTGGCTCTATAACTCCCATGTTGGTGGTTGGATTCCGTGTGCCGATGTTGACGAGGTTGACTCAAGGGATGGAGCAATGGATCAGTATCTTCACATCGGTAGTGGTGTTGCATTTAACAAAGGCAGAATGACAGTAACAGGCATGAGACAGGTAAACGGTCAGTGGCTTATTAAACTGGACAAACTGAATTATGAAATTCTGCCGGATGTTCTGATTGAAACGGAGGACTGAAGATGAAACTGTCAGACACAGCGTATGACACGCTCAAATGGACTGCAATCTATTTCATCCCTTCCCTATCAGCTTTCGTAGGTGTCTGCGGATGTGCTCTGAACTGGGAAGGAACAGCAGTAGCAACTACCATTATCAGTGCATTCGGTGTCTTCCTTGCTGGATGTATCAGAATGAGTATTGCCGAGTACGAAAAAGAGAAAAAAGAAAAGTATGAGGGCAATACCAATGCAGACTGATATCACTTTTTCATTAAGCCAACTGTTTTGGCTTGTCGGTGGACTAACCGCCATCGGTGCATTTATCAAGTGGGCATTATCACCTGTCCACAAACTGGATGACCACGAAAAAAGGATTGGTGCTCTTGAGACTGCCACGGAACAAAGAAAAGAGACTGATCTATTCATGATGGAGAGCATGAATGCAATCGTGAACCACATGATAGACGGTAACAGCACAGCGGAACTGAAACGAGTCCGTGACAAGTATCAGAGCGAAATCATACGGCATCACCAGTGATTTCAATTCCCCTATTCACTGCGATGCAACAGACCTCACCAACATCGGTGGGGTCTTTTTTTTATGGTATGATAGGGCAAAGGAAGGTGAAGAATGTATTACTGGATAGGTGCAAAGTTGCATGCTGAATATATGAAGATATTAATTGAGTATTGGGCAGAAAGGAAAGAAGAATGAGAACGATTGTGATAAAAGTTGATGACCACATTGAAAACCTTCTTGAATATATCAAAGATAAATACAGAACATCAGAAGCAAAACTAATTGAAGAAGCAATAAGAGAATACTATGCAGACGAAATGCATGAGTTAGAAAGGAAAGAAGAATGAAATGGATACCTAGAACAGAGCGAGAGCCGGACACAGGCGGTCACATTCTTATCACTGTCCTGTGGAAAAAGGGAGTAGACACAGCCTTTGACAATGATTACGAAGTAATGGAAGAAGACTGGGGAGTTGGTGAGTACGAAATAAAGGAAGGAACGGCAACACCACTGGTAAAGCGTATCCACGAAAGAATGATTGCATGGATGCCGATGCCAGAGCCGTACAAAGACGAAAGGAAAGAATAATCTGCTATAATAAATTCACGGAAGCGGTGGTAACTCTGCGGAGTCCACACGCACAGAAGTCTTGCTGACGAGCAAGGCTTTTGCGTTTTTTGGCACGAAAATGGCACAACGTGAGAAAAATA